TGGTTTTGGACCACACTAGCCATCTCAGCGCGTCCACAGCGCTAGCTAGCAAATGCTCGGACAATCCCCACTGCGCGCTATCCGGCCGTAGCTCTCTCGACAACGCAGACGAGCGGGGCGACCTACGGATAATCGCCCGTAGGTCGCTCCAAGTCAGCCGCTCAGTCCCCAACTCCCGCAGTCGCAATCCCAAAACAATCAAGTCATATTCGATAGCTTCGGTATAGTGCGAAATCAGATTGTCGAGACTAATTATTCCCCCATAGAAATGTCGCTATCTTTCGTCTCAGAGTTGTCGAAATTAGCCACGCCTGCCTCAGTCAAAATCGTTTTGCATTCGCCAAGTTGAAGCTCATCAAGAGTGCTAGCAGGCAGGTTAGGCACGAGAACGCCGATAACGCCCCACACCGCGTCAAGGTCTTCCTTTTGCAGCTTAGTCAGTAGCGGACGAAGCTTTCCAACCTGCTTACGATTCAAATTATCGATGTGAGGCTTAGGGTATTCCCTACCACGAATGCTAATAGAGTCAGACATTGTTTTCCTTTCGAAGTCTTTCCGCGTTCAACAATTACTGGCAGTCCGGTGGCACTTGGTTACGGATGGTCAAGTGCCACACTAGACGGACTAACCACTTGGGAGAAGGGTCCGGGTCGGTTTCGATCTTGCCGATATACTCATACGCGGTATTGCCCTCGTCATCCGGCATCGCGCCGAGCGTCACCTCATATCCGATAGCCTCGCCATCGGTATAAAGAATTTCTCCAATTTCCTGTACATTCGCGCGGGGAACAACAATCCGTTTCACGCGATCGCCAGTGAGAAGAATCTCGAAAACATAAATCCGCTGGGGAAGCGCCTTCGAGTTGTGAAGGACCGCGATATCGCCGTTGGTTTCGACCGACACGTTTTCGGGGCCGTACACTTCTTTAAGGACGGCCTCGTTCGTCTCAATAAACGTGAAAGTAAACGTTTCTTTTCGAGACGTGCGCACCGTTAGAACCGTGTCGCCACCCCAGGCCGCAATATCTTGCGTATCCGTTTCGATAGCGTTAGCAAGACCATCTTCCGAGACATACCCAAGCCCTTCCAGGCCGCTAGGCAGCTCAGATCGACAATCGGTAGGGGCAGTGACCTCGTCCGGGTCGCCGGCATGGATACCGCCCGCTGCGGAAGGCTTGCCAACCGAGACATGCGAACTATTTGGATTAGCCATTTAAACCTCATTCGACGGCGGTAATCTCCGCCAACAATTGATATCTAGGAGAATTACTATTAGGGTCGGGAAAGAAAACAACACTAGAAATAGATACTTTTGCAATTCGCGGGTGCGCCAACAGAATCGGGCGCAAGTCCTTGGCCACATCGTCCGCGAAAAGACCTGCCTCATATCGCGTAGTGTCCCAAATATCGATAGCGAATCGCCCGCGTTCGGTAACGTATTCCTTCGGCCCCCCGACCCGCGAAACCACACCAAAGCGACTAGGTCTGTCTGCGGGAACCGACGCATAGAATTCGCTTTCTAGCGCCTCATTTAGGAGTTGGATAACCAAGATTTCCAGGGGCATTCCGCTCATTTATGCCCCACTATTCAATGCCACAAGAAGTGTGCGGTTCTCGGCATTTTTAATCGCTGCTTCTGTCGTCATGGTTTTTACCATTCCGACCGTGCGCCGCTTTCCCACCTGCACGTCTGCCTCGAAACCCTCGCCTGCGGCCGCCGCTACTCTATCGACTCGATTTCCAATGTCTTCCTGAATTCCAGGGTCTTTGAGCAGCGCCTGCGCGCCTTTGCTGAGGATTCGTATTCGTACTTCGCTAGCCATCGGACCGTTCCACTTCTACCGGCAGGTGCCAGCGCGTTGGTGTGTTTTCCGGCGTGTACGGGCGCGGGGAGCCACGCACGCGATACGGCGTCGACTCGTCCCGCACCTCGATAAAACAGCCACGCAGGTCCTCCGAGAAAGTCTTAGGGAAGTGGAGGCTGTACACGATATCCACGCCATCGGGCCGGATACCGTCTCGTATGTCGGTGCGCGGCCCCGGGGCGACTAGGACGTCATCCACCGGCGTCCGAGTAGTCTCGTAAATCGGCTCATTCGCTGGGTCTCTTCCTGCCTCTACGCGACGAATAACAACGACAGTTTCGCCTATCATTCGCCACGCTCCGACAATAGGTCGACAAAAACAACCCGCTTCTTGTGTTTATTCAGGGCTTTACGTTCTTGTCGAGTCAGATAAAAATCACCATGCGGATTCACCGGACGGATCGTTTCTTGGTACGGCCCCGCGCCCTGCTGGATAGACTCTACGCCGACTACAGAGTTGTCTGCCTCGATTGATCTACGCGCCACAGAGCACGTAATTCTCCGCAGCGTCGACGCCGTCGCATCCTCGGCTGCGTCGCACACATCCACGATATACTGACTCGCGTCAAGCAAGATAATCTCTAGTCGCTCATCTTCGATATCCGGAATAGCCGCCCACCGATCGCGGAGATCATCCGGACTAGCGAACGGTTCGGTAATCTCCGCCATACTCCGCCTCTATTCCTCGGGATGGTCAAGCGTCACAGTCTGCGGCGAGACATCTAGCGACTCCGGCTCGGGGTCGGGAGGAGGTGACACCGTGATATCCGACGTGTCGCTCAGACCCTCATACGACGCGGTCACGGTGGTCGTGCCCTCCGACACTGCGGTCACTAGGCCGGTTGCGCTTACCGTCGCTACATCGGTGTCATCAGACACATACGACGCTTCATTAGTAACATCGGTGTTAGTATTGTCATCGAACGTTACCGTTACTGAAAGCTGCTGTGTAGTTGCCAAAATAATTCCTTCCGTTGCTGTATACGTGGTGGCCAGCCCAGCGGCACTCGACTACGGATGGTCGAGTGCCACACTAGACGGACTAACCGCTAGGGAGAAGGGTTCGGATCCTCGCCTGCAACGTCGAACTTGACGAACGCATCGGTGTCATTCACGAGCCACCCGTACTCCGCCTCAGCGCGCACCGCCATGAGGTTGTGCTCCCAAAGAGACGTAAGCTCGCCATCGATGGTAACGGTGGCCTGGGTCGATACGTCGTATGAAATACCGCCAAGCGTGCCCCAAATAGCCTGGGTCCAATCGCCGCCAAAGCCAACGATTTCCTCGTCTGCGATACCGTCGCCCATTACAGTGCGGCGGCGAAGCATGCGGCCCTGGTAAACAGTCTCTGCGTTATCGGTGTGCGGGTCAAGCGCGAAAAGCGGGCGACCCGTGGTGTCCACAGAGGCGTTAAAAATAGGCTCAGTCGAGTCATCGAACGCAAAACCAGTAAGCCGATGCTTAGGCGTGCCCTGCACAAGCTGCGCAAGCGCATCGTTAAGGTCTGCGTAAGCGCCCCCGTCCTCCGGACCATTCGATCCGAGAGTAGCGGTCTTACTAGTCGCAGCAATAAAATTATTCGCGCCAAACGGAGAATTCGTTCCGTGCAGCGTAGCAGCATCGAAAGCAATCGCGAACGCCTCGCCGATATCGGCCTTAATGTCCTCCATATAGCCGCCCGGATTCGCCCGCACAACCTCAGCAGAAACCACGGTAATACACGCTAGTTTCTTCGGCTGGATAGTTTTCAGGCCCTTACCGCCCGAAGTCGTAGGCTTGCGCCCAGCCTCGTCTACCCAAGTAGCGACCGGCTTAGCAGTCGTGTAGGGGATCGAATTCCCCGCAATACCAAGGGGCACCCGCCGCACAAGCTGCTGCACAACCGACGATTTCCGAGCTGCCTCGAAATACGGTTCCGCCATCTCAGGAGTAAGAAAACCAGAAAATTCACTTGTCTTAGTAGGCTCAGTCTGCTCTGCCATAATAAAATTCCTGTCTAAATTCCGAGTGCGTTTCGCATAGCACTCTCAAGCCCCGTGCTATTCAGCGGCAGGGGACGTTCTGTATCAGCTGGAATAGTCGACTGAGTAGAAGCAGCAGCGTCCTTAATAAGCGCACTAAGTTCTTCGAAATGGCTTTCCATTTCTTCCTTGGTGTCGCCTCGCAGCACCGTTGCCGGGATCGGCGAGTCCTTAGTGATCTCATCCGCCCAATTACGCCGGCTATTCGACGCCTCAAGATCGCTGTATTTAGTTTTGAGTGCTTCATACTCGGACTCAAGCTCTCCAAAGCTCGCCACCGTAGCCTCAAGCTCACGGACCTTGCTTCGATGCTTAGCTGCTTCACCACGCAGCCCCTTTACATATGCCTCGTCAAAGACCTTTTCCTCGGCAACAGGGCTCTCTTCCGTGGTTTCGCTAGTCGACTCAGTAGTGTCCTCAGACATGTCTAAATTCCCTCTCGGATACCGCGCGCCTGGCGCGTAGACACTTACATCATTATTCGTGTACAGGGTCGGTAACATCGTCTGGATAAGCGCGGCGCATAGCCGCAACAATCTTATTCGGACTTTCCGATCCAGATTTCTTACGCGACTCCGTGTACATTTTGTACAACTTATCGGGGTCGTACCCGGCGACAGATTCTTTCCGCCACCGGACAACTCTTTGGCAATCGCAATAGCTGTGTGGTTTCTCAGTCGGTGCGTCCGTGGCGCGATGCCACCCGCGCGAGGCGAGCATGATGCACCACGCGCACGTCCTCGCCCCGGTAGGAACCATCGCTATCTCTGGCTTTGCTCTATCTCGCCTAGCAGATTTCACGATAGTCCCGCGCCCAGAGTCCGCTACGTGGAGCGCCATGCTTTGCGCGAGACGACTAAGAGTAGTTTCTGCGTCGCCTTCATAAAGTGGCCCAAGCGCGTATCTAACGTCAGCTCGGACAGAGACCGGATCGACCAGCTCTACACTTGCGCGCGACGCCACACCAAGCTCGCGTTTACGGACCTCCTCATACCAATCTGCGGAAACCTCCGCAGCCATTCCGCCATACATCTCGGCGATATTCGGCACCGACCGAAAAAGCACGTCTTTAGCGATGCTCGGTGGCTCGTCTGCTAGATGCTTCATAAGGTTTTCTAGCTCTTTTACTGCGAGGTTCACCGACGTACTAATGCCGTCTTTCAGCTTTGCTACATCAGCTCGTGTCGTCATCGTCTACGTCACTTACTGGGCTCTCTTGTCGACTCCGCTGCAACAATTCATCTAGCGCATTCCGCGCTTGGCCGCGTTCTTTATCAGACATTAGCCGCTCGATATCGTCTGCTGAGTAGTTCAACTTTTCGAGGATAACCGGGGACTCGGCAAGCCACGGCAAGGCCGAAATCTGCTTGAGCACCGCGTCCGAGGCCCCAGAGTCGGAAGGCCGGAAAGTGGGCGCGAATTTGACTTGGATTTCGTCGGTCCCTTCCGGCGGCTCGGACATACCGTCCCGCACCATTAGTGTCGTCACCGCTAGCCGCCTCAGCGCGCCCGTAGAGACCCGGACCATGTCGTCCGCGATCATACGTAGGGGCTCGCGTTGCGACTGGATAGCAGCATCACTAGAGGGGTTATCCGAGATAAAACCAAGCTCAGACATCGGAACCGATGATTCGCCCGACATTTGCGCGGCCCATAGCCGCAAATGATCTAGATGCGGCACCATTGAATGCTGCGAGAATTGCCCAAGCTGCGGAAGGTCGCCATCCTCGTCTTTTTCGACAGTGAGATATCGGCCCATTACAGCGGTCCACCTATCGATTTGAAAATCCTTCTCAGATAGTCCGATCCCGTATCTCTGCGGTGCAGCAAAAAACTCAGCGCCGACTTCAGAGCGGACCATCGTTCGGACCCCGCCCGCAATGCAGTATTCGACAGTAGGGGTGATTCGTGAGCGTCCGAACGGCCGCCGCAAGTCTGGCCTAAAACGGATTACTTCCATTGGCACGCGGCCGGTAGTATTCGCAGTAGTCACCGCACGGAATTTCCCATTACTAAACGTGATGTCTGCGGTTTTATCTGGGAAATACACGATTAGTCGCTCGGGTTCGCCTGTCACTTCATCAGAGGTTACCGTCATCCCAGCCGACAATCCTCGCCGCCGCCGGTCCCAGATACCCGTCGCCTGCTCAGCGGATCGGGTGATCCACAGCATTTCCGGTTCGCCGTCTAGTCCCTGGGATACCGTAATAAACGCGCACGATTGCGTGAGCGCGGATACCGTCGCTTGCGAAAATTCGACTCTAAAATCATTCTCGACTGCAAGCTCAGACAGCCCAAAATCATTACTACTATCATGTGTCGCGAATCTCTCAAAAACCACGCGATCAGCAACAGAATCCACGGCTTTCGCACCCCAACCCAATACCGCATTGAGGTCCCGCAGCTGCGGCGGTGTCGAGATTTTCATATCTTCGAACAAGCTTTTTTGGTCGTAGACCTGCTGCTTTCTACGATTACTGTGCAAATGATTACGCCATTGCTGTACCATTTGCTTTACAGTTGATTCTTCGGATTGAGTGAGCCCGATAGAGGCTGAGCTACTAATCGAATTCGATACCAGCATTACGCCCGCACCCCCTTCCTGTCTACCCGCCTAGTCGTTGTCTTCGCTGCCCAATGCGCTAGCGTCGCCGCATCGAGAGATACTGCGGTTCCGCCTTCCGGCGGCTCCCAACCGAAACCGCCGGCATTACCGATCTTTCGCTTATACGCAGAGAGAACCTGATCATCAAAAGCTTCATTACCTTCGTGCGTGATCGATCTGCCAATAACTGCTTGTTCGAACATCGCATGCGCTTCAATTACTTGCGGTACGGTCGGTACGATAGTGAGTTTCTTATTCCGCACACCTCGTGATTTCAGCGCGTCGACTAGCGGGCCGACGCCGGCTCGTCCGTCGATCACGATTTGCGCCGCGCCAGGCGCTAGCTCGACAAGCTCGTCAACGAGCCACGCGATACCATCACTAAGCGACGCCTGCTTTATCGGCTCGACATGCACAGGCCCCTTAGAGGCCCTCCACGCGGCCGCTAGCGCCACACCAGAGCCGTCGGAGGAGAACCGCACCCCGTACGACGGCACCGACCTAGGCGGCCGTTTCTCGGCAATAAGATCGCTCCACAGCTCGCGTCGAATCGCCCGGGGCTTGCCGGTCGTTTCGTCCCAGATACCCAGCGCCTCGCGTCTAAACGACTCGCCGCTGCCTAGCAACTTTTGCATTCGCAAAATAGCT